ACCTTGCGATGCTCGACCAGCATGGCCGGGCGATGCTTGAACCTGTCTCCGTCCGGCTGCCAGCCGAACTGATCGTATCCGTCGACGGCCGGGGGCGGGAGGTCGCCGTCGAGAAAGTCGGGCGGGATGATCGGGCTTTCGGCCCCCGCGCCCGCATACCCGACGACCTTTCCCCACATGTAGCCTTCGCGCCAGGCAAAGCCGCGCAAGTCCATGATGTCTCCTAAGGGCGGTTAGAAGATGCCGAACTTCTTCCGGCGCTCGATCTCGACAAGCTCCGCGTCGGCCAGCTTCCCGGCCTCGAATACCTGCTCGAGGTGGCTGCGGAACTTCTCAACCAGCTTGACCATGATCCAAAGCCGCTCACGGCCTTCGGCATCGCGGGCGGGCGACGCTTCCCAGGCTTTTACGTACTCAGACTTGATCGTCGTCAGCGCCTCTTGGACCAGATCGTTGTCCAGAAGCTCACGAGCGCGGACGCCTCGGGCGCGGTCACGCTCGATGGGATCGTCGGTCATACGGGCGCGGGCACCGTCAACGGTTGCGGGGCAAACGCACCCATGCGTGCCTTGATCTGCAACTCTTCCTGCTTCAGCTGGAAGTCGAGCATCATCTTTTCGCGGGCGAGCTGCATGTCGCCCTGCATCTTGGCCTGCTGTATCTGAAGGTCGTTCTGCGCCTTCGCCTGATCGCCCTGGATCTGCGCCTGGACCTTCTGCATCTCAGGGTCAGGCTTGGGCGGCTGCGGCGGGGCCTTCGACGGGTCGGTGAAGTAGCGATCCTCGGACTTGAGGCCCGAGTTCTTCACGATGTCCGAGGCGGCGTTGTAGATGTTGACCGGAGAAACCATCGTGTTCAGCCCGCCGGACTGCACGATCTTCTCCTGTAGCTGCATGATCGCCATGATGTGGGCGAGCATCTGGTCCTTGTTGCCCGTGCCCAGCCCGACAGAGACCGTCATGTCCATGCCGGTGTTCCACTCGCGCGGGTCCATCGGCACCCACTCGTTCCGCAAGCGGACGATGCGCGACTTCTGCTGGTGCTTGGCGACCAGCCGGAGGATGCCCCGGAACAGGTCCTTGACCCCCGTCTCGGCGAACACCCGCGCGATCATCTCGATGCGCTCCTGCGCAGCCGAGAAGATGCGATTGACGCCCGTCGCGGTCTTGTTGAGCGAGTCCGCCTCAAGGCCCTGGTTGTACCGGGTCACGCCGGTACGGGTTTCACGAACGGAGTCGATGTACTCGATAGCCTGCAGGGCGGGAGCCAGCATGGGCTGTGTGACCAGCGGCTCGACCGCCCCTTGGCTCTTGGCGCGGACGACCCCGCCCGGGCGCCGCGTCAAGAGGTCGTCCAGATTAACCTGCCCCTCGATGATGACCGTCTGCGGCGCATTCACGAGGTACATATTGTCGAGCAACTGGCGCTGAAGCGTCGACTTGATGAGCTGCAGATCCATCACGAGGTCTGCAAGGGAGCGGCCGATCAGCTTGTGCGGCGTGCGGATCGGGCAGAGGAAATAGAACGGCGCGTCTTCAATCGGCTCGTTGTCGAGGATGGTCGAGCTATCCCCAGGGCCGGCAACGGTGATCTTGCGGAGTTCCGCCTTCCCGTCCCCGTCGTAGTCGACGCGGATATAGGCTTCCGTCACCCACACCCACTCGCTCGTTTTGTCGAGCGTGTCGTTGTAGGCGTCCATCGGACGGTCTTCGTCCTTGCGGCGGGTCAGCGACTCCCAATTAAGGTACGTGTCGTCCGTGATCGGGATGTCGTCCACGATCTTAGGGTCGTAGCCCTCTTCCTTGAGCTTGGTCCGCGTGGTGCGCTTGCGATGGCCCATCATGCGGGCGTCCGTGCGGTCACGGGCGCCGGGGGAAACGATGAATTCCTCGGGCGGGATGGCGACCACCCGAACCGAGCCTTGGCGCGAGGTACGCTTGAGCTTCACGTCATGCAGCATCGGGCCGGGCTGCGGCTGCTGGGGCGCCTCGGCCGGCGGCTGGCCTGGCTGCTGCCCCGGCTCGCCCTGCGGCTGCATCTGCTGGGGCGGCGGCTGATAGTTCGGGTCCGGGTACTGCGAATGCTCGACCGGCTCGACCTCGGGGTCCTGCAGAAGCTGCTGCAGCTCCAGGTCGGTCAGGCCCTGGTAGGTTTCCTCGGTGACATCCTCGGACTCGTCCCACCACGCCTTGACGGCGCCGAGCTTCTGCAGGAGAGCGTCCTTGATCCAGTCGTACAGGATCAGGAAGCCCTCGTTGTCGCGGGTGAAGATCCAGTTGCAGTAATCGGTGGCCTGCTGGGCGGACTGCTCGTCCTCCGGGCCCTGCGGCTCGAACTTCACCACGTCGTCGCCTGCGGTGAAGATCTTCATGATCGAGGGCATGACGCTTTCGATCACGTCGGCAACGTCGGTAGAAACGACCTGCGAGCGCCCCTCGATCTCGTTACCGAAGGGGCGGCCGTAGTAGTAGTTAAGGGCCTTCTCGCGCTCGACAGCGATGGTTCCGCCCACATAGCCGATCGCGCGGCGAACCTCGTTCGCGACGATGGCCTTGAGGGTGGACTCGTCCATCTTAGCCATTCGGCTTTGCGTCCTTGAGCTTGAGCGTGGGGCGCTGCGCTTCGAGGGCGGTCACGCGCTGCTGCAGGTCCATCCGGCGCTCCGTCTCAGCGTCCACGTGGGCCTGCAGCACTTCGATCTGCTCGCGAAGCTGCTGGTTCTGGGACCACAGCTTCAATGACCGCTCGTGCGCCTCTGAAAGCATCTGGCGCTCGGCGAAGGTCATGTCATCCAATACCATTCCGGCGACGCCGAATTGCTTTGGTCAGGACGCTTAGGCCAGCAAGCGATGAGGAGCCACACGACAGGCGCGGCGAGGATCAGTGCGCCGATGATCTGGTCGAAGGTCATACGTACACCCCGGTCTCGACGTACTTGATCGGCTTGGCCCACGAGCCCGAGGGCTCGGCGTAGTCGCAGCACATCAGGCCGTAGGCATCGGCAGCATGGCTCGACCAGTCGTGTTCAGGCCCGAGCCCGATGTTGCGCTCTTCGTCGCGCTTCTCGTGGTAGTAGCCCAGGGCCTCGCGCCCCGGCTCGGTAGGCGCTTCGTTGAACCACACGCGCGGGAACCAGCGGCGGGCCGCCTCGATGCGCTGCGCCGCCGCGCCTGACCCCTGGTTGGGGATCACGCGAACGTCGAAGCCGGCATCCCGAAGGTGGTCTTCGTACCGCTTGCCCGTGATGTTGTTGGTATTCGTCCCGTCATGCGGGAGAACGCAGTTGGCAGAGCCCCAGCCTCGGGCCCGGAGCTCGCCGACGTAGTAGCCCAAAACCTGTCCCTGGCCCTCGATGTAGTCGAGTACCCGGATTTCCTTCTCGACGAACTGGACAATCCAGATCGCCATCGCATCCGCACGGGCACCGGCGCCGCCGATGTCCCAATAGGCTCTGACGGACAGCAGCGGGTCTTGAGCAACGCGCCCAATCCGCCCCTCTGCCTTGGCCTTGGCAAGGTGCTTGGCGTAGTAGGCGCCCTCAAGAGCCTGTGCGTATCCGCCTTCCCAGATGTGCTCGTACCGATCAGGGTATTTCTCGAGGTCAAGCTGGCGCTCGGCCTCAAGCACGCTCGGGAAGTAAGGGTTGTCCCGCCAGTTCGCCTTGACGACGATTGCGCCGGTCGCTGTGTCCTGACGGAGAAACTTGTCGATTGCGTCGGACTTCCGGCGCGGGTTCCACGAGGCCCAGATTTCCGAGCCCTCGGCACGGATGGTGGGGCGTAGCAGCGTCAGGCTGCGCTCTGAAAGCGTCTGCGCTTCCTCGACCCAGGCCCGCTTAAACTTCTCAAGCGACTTGATCGACTCGGCGTTGTGGTCCTGCATGCCCTGGAAGACGATCAGTCCGCCGCCAGGTGCGATGATCTGGTCCCGCTGGACCTCGAACAGATGGCCGACGCCGAGCGAGACGATCTTGTCCTCGATCAGCTTCTTGCTCGACTGCGCGAGGGTCTTCTGCACCTCGCGGATGCACACCGACCGGGAGCCCGGATCGCGGATGTGCTCCTCAACCATCAACTCGGCGAAGAAGTGAGACTTGCCGGAGCCTCGCCCGCCCCAGGCGCCCTTGTACCGGGCGGGCTGCAGGAGTGGGGTGAAGACCCTAGGCGTCTGGATTTCGAGGGTCGACAACGCGCCGCACGATCTGCGTGATCGCGATGGGATCGAACTCGCCATCTCCAACCAAGGGCTGGGGCGCCTTGCCCTCAACGCGGTCGAAGACGATCTTGATGGCTTCCAGATCACCGGTGATGGCCTTGTCGACCAGCTTCTCGGCGATGACGCGCACCTTGCGCTCGTCCGTGCCCGGCTGCTTGGCTTCCAGCGCTAGGCGAAGCGCGTCGGAGAGGCACTTGCGCGAAGGCGGACGGCCGGCCTTGCCCGGAGAGGTTTTAATCTCTCCAGCTTCTTGATTTTCCGCTGACATCAGCGTGGTTCTCCCAGGGGAGGTCGCCACGGAAAACGGCTAGGCCGCTTTCAGTCGCTCGACGATGGGCCGGAGGGACCGGCCGCGCCATTTGTACCAAGCCCAGGTGTCCCTGACGAAGTCCTGGGCGTAGCGATAGGTGGGGTCAGACGCTGCCTTGCCGGCCAGCGGGTGCATGTGCTCGAGCCTCACGTCGGCGAGGTAGGTCGCGCGGCCCGATAGCTTGGCGATGGTGTGCAGCGCAGTGTCGGCGAAGCTATGGCCGAGATCGGTGCAACAAAGCCAGCCGATCGACCGGACCATGTCCCCGCCGATGACGGGATGGGTTGCCAAGTTCTCGCCCTGGAATCCATCATCGCAATAGGCGAGCTTGTCGGAGCCGGCGGCGTCGATCAGGGCTTTGTCCCAGCCGCGCGTGCGGGGAACGACATCGTCGGCGAGAAGGCCATACCACGGCTCGTCAGGGTGTTCGGCGAACATCTCGGCGTGGGCCGCGTTGGCACCGCCAGCGACACGGGGGCGGACGACCTTGAGCCAGTTCTTCGGGAGGATGATCTGGTGGTAGGAATCGAGATCGGGGTCGTCCTGGTCGAGACGGAGGCGAACCGGGGCGGTCGCGCCCGTGCGGGTGTAGGCGTCGAGGAACCGGGACAGCTTGTCCGGGCGCGCTCGGGTCGGGAGGCTGAAGATGGGCGGATCTCCAACAAAAACGCCCGCCGCGGAGGTCCGGGCGGGCGCGCGAATAGTATTCTAAAAATAGTGTCCAATAAAATTTTATCCATGTCAACCCCTAGTCGGTTAGGTCGTGCGGGATGG